CTCATGTCGACCTGGCATGAGGCTGGATACGGAGTTCGAGAGTTGATTGTCTCGACTGCTGAAGCAATTTGGTAGGGCTATAAATCAAGTTTTGTCGGTGCTGCTGCAGTGCTGGCACGATGACGTCTTTGTTATATATAACCAAGGGCGTTTTCACAGATGAAGATGCACCGGAATGGATGTGGGATATTGCTGGGTCTCGGCCTGGGTATTACCGCATAAACGTTCCTGTGTATTCGTCTACAGGCGAGTTGAGAAGAAGGTCCGTGAATTTTTCACAGAAAGAGTACAAAGATATGGATAATGTAATAATGAACCAGATGTTGGCTGAACCTAAGGACAAGACGTTCAGAAGTCTTGTATTCCAGCGTGCTAACATGGTGTGGCCAAGCGCTACTGATGATCACTTATCCATGAAGACCCTTGCCCCTTGGGCAGTGAGTTGTTATAAAACACAACCCACTCGAGTTGAGAGGAAGTATTACTCGTGGGGTCTGAGGTCAATGTTTATCGCCAATTGCGGCGTGTGCTATTGGAAACCGAAATATATTGGATACGCTTTCCTTGGCACGGCAGCGTGGATGGCTTATCACCGTGACGGAATGCTCGGTGATGTAGGCCAGAAATCGTTGTTATGGAACGTGTGGGACAGCGTTGCTGTGTTGGCAAAACTTTTCGTCAACAGCAAGGGTTCGGTCGGCACTACATTGACCAGATTGAAAGATACGGAGGACGCTACCACTGTTGTTCAACCCATCGAGGACAACCCAGGCCATGGAGGCTCGGGACCATCGGGTAAGGGCGACGACAACGGTGGAGATACTCGCAAACCACCTGACGATGGAGACGAGAAGAGTGATCGTAATAAATTAGGGTACCAGAAGGAGGGTACTCCCTACAAGAACACCGCACCTCATGGCAGCAATACAAAGCATGGGGATGATGACGGTGAAATCAGGGCTAATGTCAATGGTAGAGTGGTCCACACCGAGTGTGGGATAGGAGTCGTTGGACAGTGCATCGATGACAGTGTGAGCAAGCAGATATGTGGGGTAATATCATTGCCCGTATCGTGTGAGCCGAATGTTTACGCACAAGATTTCAGTAATGTGCAAATGGCTGTCCAGGAGAGGATAACCAAGAAACAACGACCATTCACCGCCACTGACGCAGATAAAGCTCGCATTGGTAAGATGGTGTCTGCCTCCATAGGTATGACACAACAGATGCGCGGGTATGCGTTGTTTTCAACATCACGTGTGCTTGAAGTGCTCGCTAAGAGTAACATCACCGACATGGCATCAAAGAAATGGACTGAGGATCGCATGCAGAACGCGATTGAGACATTATGTCAGAATATTGATCCTAAGTTCCAGTTTGCTACATCAGTGAAATTAGAGGCCATGCCTGATGGCAAGGCTCCGCGCATGCTCATCGCGGATGGGGACATGGGGCAAGTAATGTCTCTCATGACCATCCATTGTATAGAAACACTTATCAAGACTCATTTACCCAATAAGGGGATAAAGGGGAAAGCGAAACCTGACGCTGTTCGAAACGTCATGGAAGAATGTCGGATCCCCAAAAATGAGATGAAGAAACACGCGACACGCACAGTGTTTGAGGGCGACGGAAGCGCCTGGGATACGACATGTGGTGCGAAAATTCGTGCTATCGTGGAGAATCCGGTGATCAAACATGTGTGTGATATCATTGTCTCAGCCATTGATGCGGTACCAGCTTCATGGGCGCTGAATCACAGCGCTGCTTGTGAGGCGGAGACGCTGAAGCTACGCTACAGCAAACGAGCGGGCGAGGTGCACAACCTCGTTATTGACGCTATACGCCGCAGTGGCCATAGGGGCACTTCATGTTTAAACTGGTGGGTCAATTATGTCTGTTGGCATAGTGCCATATTCAAAGAACCGGAAAGGTTTTTGGATCCCACAGTCAGAAGGGGTGAGGACATCGAGGGCAAGATGCGCTGGTTATCAAGCGCATTTGAGGGCGATGACTCATTCCTAGTGACTACGCCGGCCATAACCAGCATGCTCGATGTTTCCATCCTGCAGTTCTGGGAGCGTATAGGCTTTAACATGAAGATTGAGAAGCGTGATGACCGGGCATTGTTCGTGGGCTATTACATCGGATTGGATGAAAGGGGTCCACGAATTGATAATGTGTCGGGAAAGAAACGATACATGATGATGCCAGAAATAGATAGGTGTTTCTCCAGATCGGGAGTGAGTTGTTCGCCAGCAATGATACAAGCCTTCAAACAGGGAGACGCCCTAGGTTGTAGGAGGTTGTCTGGTTCAGCAGCAATGTCACGTGCTTTCGAGTTCGCCGGGCTCTCGCCCACGATCTCCACTAAGTATTTGACGTACGCTGAAGATTTGGGATATGAACTCACCCATGATCTGGTGATGCGGGCAGACCTCGATGATAAGAAAGACGGAGGTCTCAGCGCTGTGAAGGATGATTTGTCGTCACGTATCTACGTCATGAACAATTTGTGTTATGACGAGAAGGAAAAGCTCGAGGCGACGGGGTTTGGTTGTGACAGTGATGAACTGGCCAAATTCATAGATCATCCGTGGGATTACGACACTTTGGTCAATTGGGAGACTTTCCGCGAAAGTCTCCCTTTGACATGGCGCCAATAGGCGCCAGTAACGTTTTTGGTGGATACAGGTTATAGAGATGTTGTGCATTAATTAGCCCCACGCTGGGGGCTGTTAAGACCAGGGCGTGAGGAGGAAATGCCTCACGCGAGACGGCAAGCGGTACAACCCCATTTGAATTGGGAATTTGAAGTGCAAACACAGGCTCCAGCCGCCTGTCGGACGTACCCAGGATGTAGATGGTGTCCATCCTTTGAGCCGGGCTTATTCTTCAACACCATGGTTTCCCTAGCCATGGTGGCGAGCCTGCCGATGTCGTGTCCGGACATCTGAGGTGAAGGCCGTGCTGCGCGCAGATGACCACTGCGTTGTGTTAGCCGACTTAAGCAGTACAGAACGGGGGCTGGCACCTTGGCACGTCTAAGACGTGGCAAAACTGGCTACCAAGCAGAAATGCGTGGATAGTTGGAACCCCCGAAAAGAATGGTTACGATGGGGCCTGACCCGGTACAACCAAATCAGGATTGTCTCACATTTATGATGGAGTCATGAACACCTCTCACGTTGAGCGCCTCACGGCGTGCGCTGATCCCATTCATGTCAAGTGTTCATTAACCCGAGGAACTTGAGCCATCGGGTGCGGCGGATTGATCAACCGTCGCGTCGCCTGCAGTTAGAAGAGCAGGTGACACCATCATAGATGCGTTTTAGGGGACAAGGTTTATATTTTAGGGATATTACTGTTTTTAACTCATGGGACAACCATCGTTTGTGGTTGTTTTAGGCTCATGAGACTTGGTTTGTTAAGCTATTAACAGACGCGATAAACTTATTTATCAACAACAGACTATAACAAACAAGAGAGATCACGATATGGCTCGACGCCCTCGTGCTCGCCGTGCCGGTGGTAACGGCAATCGCCGGCCTGCTCCGAGTCGTTCTCAACCGAGACGACGCAGAACCAACAGATCAGCAAGCAGCAACATACTTGCCCAATCAGCGCTCTCGGCGCCCGCCAAGGCGTTTGGAGCAAGTTCACGTGTTAATCATTTGTCAGCATGGGACGCATTCAGTCCTTCACATTTGCCATTACCTCGAGTGACAGGCCCTTATTGTGTGGTACGCACGACTAAGATGTTTCAGTCGTCGGCCGAATATGTGCAATTTGGGACATGGATGCACAACCAACCGCACGACGTTGATCATCTGGATCAACGTCGGTGGTCCAATTGTGTCGCCATGTGTTGTGATGGGGCAAATGCTATTTATGGAACATCACAGAACAAGAAAGTTATACCCATGCCTGGAATTGGTGACTCAGTGACAGCGGTACCTTCTGCTCTGAGCGTGCAGATTATGAATCCTGAAGCTTTGCAGACGACCGCCGGTATTGTAGCCGCGGGGACTTACAAAACACAGGTCAATCTGACTGAGATCGCTGACGGTAATAACACCAAAACGTACAATGATCTCGCAGACGATTTTGTGTCTTTCCAAGCTCCTCGGTTGATGTCAGCCGGTAAATTGGCACTGAAGGGTGTACAGATCAATTCCTACCCCCTGAATATGTCTGAATTGGCAAATTTCACTACAATTGATGAATCAGCAGATTATGTGCACGATCCTTCTACAGGAGAGTTTTCTCCAGTTGGGTTTGTGCCGATCTGTGTGGTCAATAAGGATAGTGTGGCGTTACAATATCTCGTAACGATGGAGTGGAGGGTTCGTTTCGATCCTTCCAATCCTGCAGTTGCTGCGCACAGATACCATGGACATTGTGATGATGCTACTTATGCGAAGTTTGTTCAGCATCGCACGGCATTGGGACATGGAGTGTACGATATAGCTGATGGTTCAGCACGGAGTGGGGCTCCTAGGGGTGAGAAAACGGTTCTCATCGGCTAGGAGGGAGCGGGTTCGCGTGATGTCAAGCTGCTTCAAGCGGCTTATAACGCCGATGATGGTGTGGTTTATGACAAATCATCCCATACATTGGCTGTTGCTGGTACGCGAACGGCCCGCGATTGGTTATCTGATGCAGCCTTCGCTATCGGAGCTGAAGGCTTAATGTCATCCCGGTTTGACACTGCTGCCGTGGCGGTTGAGAAATATCATCCCGAAC